CTTTGCTGACTCTGGAATCTGTTCTGCCCATTTACGTGATTGTTCTGGGTATTGCTTATAATATTTGCTCAATAGTTGGTTGATAGCAGTCTTGATTTTCGTGCTTGGTAGCTGCTGAACGATTTCAGCATCGCTATACTTGCCAGTTTTTTCTAGCTCACGATATGACTGTCTACGAGTTTCCTGTGCTTTCTTATACTTCTGAATCAACTCCACAAGTTCTGGTGGCATCTTACTACTGTTTTCGGAAACTTTTTCGCCCGATTTGCCCGAACCCTTACGTTCGTCTGCAAAATAGGATTCGTTAGTTTTATTACCAGTGTTATCACCGCATTCACAAGGGCAGTTACCGTCGCCGCATTTGCCGCCACATTTACCGCCGCACTTACATTCAGGTCCACATTCACAGCCTTCGCCTTCAGTTTCTAGAAGTGCAATCTTCTTATATACGTCATTAAAGTTCATTATTTTTTCCCCGAGTTGTATTCGCCACGATCACTCATAACTGCTTTTGTATTTATAGGATCATCGTTAGTTGTTTTTGCTGCTGGTGTTTTACCTGCATCGAATTCATACTGACGGGTTTCAAGCTCTTTCAACATATTACCATTATATGCATCACCATATTCAATCTCATATGCATCTTGTTCATATTCTGAATCCAATAATGGCACATAAGGCTCTTCACCTTTGGAAATTTTTTCTTCACGTGAAATTTCTTCTGGATGAGATGAATTAATCACAACAACCTGCTTACCCGTAAGCCCTGATTGTTCTTGAATGTAATGGTAAAGTTCATTTGAAGTTACTGGGTAATCAAAAGATACTTCTGAAATATATACATCACTATTTGTGATATTATAAAAGTCCATCGGGTGTTCCTGAATTGGGGTTTGTTTGAAATTTGACATGCTTTTCAAGCCATACTTCTCAAACATTGTCTCAAAATGGTCCATATCCGGCGCTTCATCAAGCCCAGCTAATTTTACACAGAAGTTATATTCTTTAACACTTTCTGTTAAATAGTTCTTAAAGGTTTTCATTTAACGATATCCTCACTTATTGTATTTATCATTGTTCGTCTTTTTTATTAGCTAACAACTCACGCAGAAACTCATTACGATCTACTACTTCACCGCTTGACTTAATAGTATCATCATCGATACCAGCATCACGGTCTTGTTTTTGCTTTTTAAGCTGTAAATCAAGCATTTTTAGCTTCTTATCAATCTTACTATTCTTTGCAGAAATAGAATGACCTAGCATAGATGCCGCAATCTCAAAAATACGCCCCGATGAACGTGTATCTACATTCATTCCAAGGTTTATTAGATCGTCATATGCCTCTTCTGCTTTTTTTGCCAAACTATCCATTTCTCTGGCGTGTTCATCAAGACCATCTACTGGCGGTAATGCTGCATCAATATGGTCGGCATTGCCCGATGCTTTTTGGTATTCTTCAATGTCGTGTTTTGCTTTTTCCGTATCAACTTCTACGTATTCTTCGATATCATCATCGGCTTCGGCAGGGGCAAGGTTCAAAATATCTTCTAACTGTTTCATATTATATTTATTTACGTTTTTTTCCGTTAAGAAATAAATCATCCTCTGTTAAAATGCGGAATATAATACCCATTCTATCACAAAATGCGACTGCACTTTTCCATTTGGCTTCGTTAAGTATAACGGCTTCCTGTGCTTTCTTAGAACGACCAGCTTCTTTCAAGGTTGTTTGTTTCTTTGGTTTTATTTCAATCAGTTCAGTATGCGCTTTACCGTTTTTATCGTGATATTGTATTAAGAAATCTGGAATGTATTTTCTGCGGCGACCATCGATTGGATCAAGGTATGGTATTTTTATAGACTCACTAGCCCACTGAACAATATGCGGATTTTGGTCGCAGAAACCCATAAAACTCATTTCCCATGATGATCTATACGTAGGGACTTTATTACCTACATATTTTTGTGGATTTTTGGGATAAAACTTACCTCTTGCAAAGTTAGGCATCTATATTTCGTGATACATATTTATTGGGAACGATAGGGTTGGAATAACCTAATAAACTTGTGCCCCTGCGTGTTTCATTGAAATACAATGCCAGCACTTGATCCAAATGTAAACTATCGTATTTTTTTAACTCATTGATTACATCGGTTGTATTAACTTCCTGTGCATCAGCACTAGCAATGATAGCTTCCGATAACGATGTTGCTTGATCTTCATTTCCTGTTTTATTAAGAGAAAATGCATATACCACATCCCATTCTGCACCAGTAATAGTTACCGACTGTTCAAAATATCCGTCAAAGAATGTTCTGGTTTTATCTTCCTGTGATTGTTCAACAGATAAGTCTGTATTTGGTAAGTTTGTATATCGGACTGCCATTAAAAACTCCCTTCAGTATCGCTCAAGTTTCTATTAGGAGTATTTATAAGTGTAACTTTAGACCGCCCTCTATTTATAGGTGGCATAGTAGATACAGGAGTTGAACGTTTCTGGATTACTTGCTTTTGAGATATCACTGTATTACTATTTACCGTTCTATTGGGCGGCGGTGAGTTTCCTTGGGCACTATTAGATTTTACTATATTCGACATTCTTGGAAATACAGAGTTTGAAAGTGGATTTTTACCACGTAAAAAATCTTTTCCAGCTTGTTTCAGTTCATCAGTGATAATGCTTTTAAAATCCGAGTTACGATTATTAAATACTGTTCTACCAAGACCAAATATTCCACCGAGTATATTGCCCGATGAAAATGATTCAACAACACCAAGACCGGCATCGAGTAATCCACCTTGCCCGAATACAGAATTAGTTCCGCCGCCCAATGGAGTTATTGGACTAGGTGTTCTATCATAATGATCAATGGCGAAGTTTTTAGGAGAATCATCATTGACAAGACCCGTGGCATACACCACTGTTTCATACTGGACTTGCATATTATGTTCCATAAATGTTCCATCTGCATAATCGTGTCTGTCGTGACCGAAAGATGTAATAACAGGATTAACCAATGTATGTTCAACAAATTTCTTCTGCCACATAGAATATACACGAATATCAGTAAAAAACTGTTTTGCGGATGATGCATTACGTGGTCCACGATCCATACCCCATGAAATATGTTCACGATTTGAATAAACATCATTCACCGTATACGCACGGTCCAATGTTGATGAATTTGTTGAATATTCAGGGTCTTGATAAAAGAAGCTATAATATGCATACCAAAGTTTACGAATAATGTCACTCTGATCATCATGAAATGTTATTCCAACTGGCTGATAGTTTATTCTATGCTGTGTTGTTCTATGTCGGTTGTACTGATTGCGGTCTTCGATATCAATGTTGAACTGCGGTAAGTCGCATCCTTTTACAAATAAATGCAAGTCGCCTTTTTCGTTGGTGGTGATTTTACCATCAAGGTATGGTTTAGCTTCAGGAGAAAAGTTAAACACAACATGAAACAGATGCTTATATCTGGGTTGATAAGCATATGTATCAGCAACGAAAGCTTGGGGGCCGTGAGCATAATCCCTCACGGTATCTCCCTGCACAATCTGCTTTAGGAATTTGTTTACACTACTCATACGAGTATCCTATTAGCCTGTAAAGACTGTTCCGAGTGTTCTACCGATATCCACACCAACTCCAGTGCCAAGTGGTGTTTGAACTGCGTTATCAAAACGAAGTGTAACATCAACTGTCATTGGTTCAGATGAAGCATAATCACCGTCACTATAAGCAACGTTTGTGATAAAGCAACCATACATTTCCCAAGTTTCAAGAACGTTGGCATCGAACTGTCCGTTACCACCATCAAGAACTTCGAAGCGGGAAATAAACTTATAGTCAATACCAGAAGAAGCACGGCTTTGTTCCATCATATCAAACTGCTTTTGAACCTGTTCACCAACCAAGCGTGTTACTGCACCAGATACATCATCACGGAATGATACTGTGATATCTTCCCAAGTGTGCTTACCAGCAAAGTGTACCTTTGAGTTGTATACATCAACTGTTAGTGGTTCAAATGCTAGCTTCGGACGAGCAAATGTTTTGATTTGTTTTGTTAGTTCGGTTCTTGGAGAACTGATACCAAAGTTTTCAAATGTAGCACGAAAACCGTATGCTAATTTTGGGAATAGTAATCCCTGTTGATTTGCGCTTTGGTCATTATCCAAAGGAACTGTGAATTTGTTCAATGAAGAAACTGACATATTATATAACTCCTGTTTGTTATTAGTATTTATTAAATTTTAGACAAAAAAACGGGGGTATAAAACCCCCATTTCTTCATTTATAATGGCTATATTAGCCGTTTGCCGCTGCTACATTTCCAGAAGATATTTCACCAGTGTTTTTCAAGCGAACTGGAACAAATATAAATTCAGCTGCTTTAACTGGCTCAATCGCCACATCAACGTAAAGTTCATTACGATCAATGCGTGTTGGTGTGTTATTAGTCGTATCACATACAACCAAGTAGTCATAGATACCACGTTTTGCAACCAAATCATTCATTAACTGTTCAACTGCTTGCTTTAGTTCATCACGTGTGATCTTATCATTTGGTTCAAATACGAACGGCTTTGATATTGCATCAAGTTCTCTACGAACATATGCCATCAAACGTGCCACGTTAATGCGATCAAGGGCGGATGATGTACTATGGCGTGTTTTGTTACCATAGTTAACAAGACCTGTTCCATTAATGAATGTCAATGCGTTGATGTCATTTTCATACAATGTGTCACGGGTTCCTTTACCAACGTTAGTTCCTACGAACTCGCCATTGATATCCACATAACCTAGACCAGATGCATTGTCGATCTGTCCACGCTGAACACCAGCTGGTGCCATCCAAGGATATGAACGATCATCTGAACGAATAAGTGTGCGAAGCATCATATGTGATGGTGGAACAACAACCGTATTACCACTTAGATCATTTGTCTGTCCCGAAGGATAGAATATTCCAAGATACGTGTCGTTTGTTAGAAGTCCATCTTCGCCTGTTCCAGCAGCACCACTTGCATTGGTTGCCCAATTCTGTAATGCAGAACCTACTGTGGATAAACGCATCGGCGTATCACCCACTACGAATCCAGTAGAATCACGATCATTGTTTAGTGTTACTAGGTTAGCAATTAATTCTGGATAACCCGGTGCCGCTAACAATGTGAATGCACGCTGTTCTTCACGTAAATCAGTGCTACTATCTACTATTGATTTCATAGCTTTTGATACAATCTGACGTTGTGCTTTACGCATCATATATGGTGAACCATCAGATTTATTACCTGAAGCCGTTACCCACGCATCCTTTTCAGTAGGAAGTGTTGGATATACGGATACATCACTGAAGTTTGTTCTTGAGAAGTAATCTGTGCGGAACTGCTTAACTGTTCCACCTGAACGGCGAGTATTAAACAATAGTGTACCACGTGGGTAAAGTGCTGGCGAAGGTGCATCAAGGTCAACCGTATCAATGACTAACAAATCAGCCACCGTAGTTACCGTTCCGGTAACTACGTCCGTAGTTGTGTCGCCCATATAACGAGCATCAGCAAATACGATACCATTTTCAGTTGTTTGATCGGTATTATCAATCTGAACAAACTTGTTTTCACCAGAAACTGTTTCATAACGATACATTGCTGGGTAATTTTCAAGATCGCCCGAATCCAACCAAAGGTCACCGACAACAAGAGTTGTTTCGTCACTTTGTGTTGTTGGCTCCGTTGCCGATACAATAACACCCGCTGGATCAGTATCCGATAGATCAAAGCCACGTGTGTCGTTTGCTAGGTTTTGATATCCGACCCAGTTTGTGCCATCGTGAACCATAACATCAACATCAGTCGATGCATCATACCAGTAAGTAAGGTCTGATGGATTTTGTGAAGGTGCGGTCAAAGATGCAGTATATGTTGGTGCAACCCAGTTTGATAAAATCAAATCGACATTGTTACCAGCACGAACTTGCCCCGATGTGATACTTGTTGAAATACCCGCATCTGCAAGTGGTGTTCCGCTTGTGTCTTTAGCAACAATCACGCCGCCAGCACTATGCTTAATCTTTAGTGCACCAGTTGAAGTGATTTCAGCAGATACATATGTAAGTCCAGCACCGTTAATGTCACTTGCCAATGAAGTAAGGTCTGTTCCAGATGTTGTCACTACAATAGCTGCCGAAAGCGTAGTTGATGATACTGCGGATTCTTGTAATGTGAATGTGTCTGAAGCTGTAATAACAGCAGATGTTTCTGTTCCTGTTACTTCAAGATCGCCAGCCGAATAACGACGGAAAATCTTATATGTAGCTGTATCATCTTCATCTACATCAAACTGTGTATAAAGCGTTCCTACTGCGATGCTTTCGCCGCCGCCAGAAACGTCTAATCCATTGTTTGCTGCACGATCATTTTCGTATAACGGTGCATCAACCGCACTGAAAGATTCAGTTGTTGTGCTGTAAACGTACATAGAAAGGTCAGCACCTGTATTTGGTGTTGTTGTCTTAATCCAAACCGAACCAGTAGGACGTGGTGTTGTATCAGTTGATTTCCACGCTGGAACACTGGTGTGTCCTGCTTGTGTTAATGTCGGTGCATAATATGTTCCCACCGTAATACCAGCATCTGCAAGCGGGGTGCCGCTTCCTTCTGCAAGTAGAATACCTTGGTCAAGAACTGATGAATCACCATCTGTATCTGCATCCAAATCTGCATAGAGTTCAAGGCGGTTATTAACTGCTGCTGCCGTTACACCCGGAACTCCCGCTGTGTTAATATCAGAAACAACACTAGAAAGCGTTGTGCTAGAAAGTGTAACCGTTGTTCCGTTTACAACTATTGTTTCAGCTGCTGTGAATGTAGGAGAAGTTTCCGTACCTTGAACTGTTGGTACTGAAATCTGCCAAGCATTTGAACCTACAAGAACCCATGTGTTGCTACTGTTTTTGTAATAAAGAGGATTTTCGACGTTTGTTGCCACAATCGCATAATCTCCGATTGCGCCGATTGAAGTTTTTGGAACACCAACACTAAGATCAGTAGCCGAAGTGATAACCGTTGGAATCTTATTTGTAAACGTTCCAGTTGATTTATTCCACTGGAATATTCCCCAAAGAGAAGCACTTGAAGTATCAAACCAATATGTTCCGTTTGATGGATT